GTCGGCATGCGGGTGGATTTTGTCGAGGCGCGACCCACTCATCACCCAGCTGATCGCCCGTGCTCCGACCTTCCGCTTGGTCTCCACCGCCTGCTCAACCTCGGCATCTGTCGGGAAGAAATTGGGGGCGATCTCGTCGTATGGGATGTCGCAGATATCATGGACATGCTCGAGGTAGCTCTTCCCGAACATCCGTTCGCGCTGTTGTTTTGACCACCAGAACGCCGTCTGCGCCTTCAGCGCAACGCCGAGCATCTCACACGAGTGCGACAGGTTCGCAAAAAACGCATACTCGCGGGAGCGCTCGTGGAACCACTTCTGCCACGAATGGCCGTCCTTCCACTCGGGTTGACCAGCGTCCAGCGCGGACAGCTTGTCGATGTAGGGATTGTTCTCGAACATCTCGTGCATCGGTTTTCCGGAGATGACTTCAACATGCCCAAACCGCTTCTTCAGCCCGGGCAGGACCGACGACGCGATGAGGTTATCGCCAAACCCGCCCATGCGCGCGATGCACGCCCAGCTATTCGCGCTCATAGCTCCACCCGATCCAGGTTCGTCTTCACTTCGCGCTCCGACGGGCAACACGCCATGTTGAACGACGCGACGTTCCCGAAGATATTCTCCGCGTGGCCGCGAAAATTTTTCGGGTTGTAGAGCATCGGTATGTGCCAGTAAGGGTCGTAGTCGAGATCACGGATATAGCTGACCAACGCTCTCTGCTTTTCCGGGCGATCGTTCTCGACATACAGCAGGGGGCGGTGCGTCATGATCGTGTCTTGTGCGCCTTGGAGAACTTCCAGCTCCATCCCCTCGACGTCGATTTTTATCAGATCACACCGGCTCAGCCCGAACGAGTCGAGAGTCCGCATCGTGACGAACTCATATGGGTTGTCTGCGCTGAGCTGCTCAGGGCACAACGATACCGCGCCGAAATTGCCGGCCGTGGAGTAGTCGACGACTGGCACTCGCGTGACCCCGTCGCCCTCTCCCAGCGCCGCGCATTCCGCCATCACGTTCCACAAGCCGTTGATCGCGAGGTTCCCACAGAGCATCTGGAAGATAACCCGCTGTGGCTCGAACGCCAACACACGCCCCGCCGGCCCGACGCGTTTCGCCAACGGGATCGTATGGCACCCGATGTTCGCGCCGACCTCAACGACGAATCCGCCGACAGGAACGCCGCGGAGAAGAAACTCACACTCCTCCTCGACATACTCGCCGTAGGTGTCGAGCGACCCGCCGATATAGTGGTCGTGCGGGAAGTAAGTCATACGACCATGCCGACAATCTCGCGTGTCGATCGTCGGGGTTTTCTTCTCTCCTCTCAGCAAAGCGCTCGCAGACAAAACCGCGCTTGCCTGGTGAATCTCGGCCATCATTTTCCTTTCGCAGGTGTGTTCCACCGGGAGCATTCGTCGTGCATCCGGGCAAGCTCCCCATATTGCCCGATCAGATCAACAACCCACTGAAACACTACGTCCGCAGAACTACTCGCGGGCGGCGTTAGCTTTGTTGACAGCGTCAAACACTCTTTTGGCGGCGTCCGCTTGATCTCCGTTAGCTGCCTTGATGGCAGCAGTGAGCAAGCCGAAACGCTCAGCGTCAAGATTGCAATTAGCAGGAAGGGGACGTGCGACGGTGACCGCATTGGCTTGGCTCCTAATCATCTGCGCGCGGGTGCGAGCAGCTGCTTCACGCGCGGCACTTTCTGCCGCGGCTTGCATGTCGATAACAGCGTTCTCGTTGTGCTCCTTGATGGTTTTCTCGATCTCAGTTGCGTGAGCTGCGCGCATTTCATTCTCTTTGATCTGCTCGCCCTTGAAGAACGCGCCGACAAGCGACAGCGCCCACACAATCGCGACTACGAGGTAGATATTCACACGCCCTCCGGTGCGCAGCCGTCCGCATACTCGTATCTGATCATGACGTCATCGTAGCTGCCATCCTCATTTTGGAGCGACTCGATGAGGTCAGCCAGCGTTTTGATGCCATCGTAGATCCCCCACTGCGTGACACCTTTCCACGTAATCACACCATAGCCGTGGCCAACGAGAGTGCATCCGTGAACATGGGTAGTCTCGCCTTCGAGCGTATCGCCCGCCCAGATCCCGTTGTGGATGAGACAGTCTGCACGGCCGTTCTTGTCTTCCAGACGAATGACCTTGTGGCCCATCGTCGGGGATTCCCAGACCCACCCGCGGTATGTATCCGGACGGATACAGCTCACGCCGCGCTGGTTGTTTCGCCACGGCAGCTCGAGGGTGTCGCATGTAAACGTGTTGTCGAGCGTCAGCACCCCGGGGGTGCCGTCCTTCGACTCCTGCCCGCGAAAGATCACCCCGTTGATGAAGCGACCCGACCTGCGAATATCACCCATGCGCTTTTCTCCTTGAAAGAGGGCACCCCTCGGGGAGCGGTTCCCCGCCGTGGAGGTGAGGACAATCAACCGTCATGTATTCAGGCGGTTTCAATATCCACCGTTCTCGTGACTCCAAGAACCACAACGCCATGTGAAGAAATCCGAACAGCGCCGGCCATGCCGTATGTGGCGTATTCGACAGTAGCAGGTAAATGTAGCTCGCGGCGCACACGCCGGCGAAAAAATAGATTACCTGCCATATCTTTCGGTGCGTTTTCCACGACATCATCGTGAGACGAATAATCACGACGCCGATGATGTATGCGCACAGGAAGAAATTGATCGAATCCGCTAGAGATAAAAGTAGCTCTTCCATCAGCCCTCCTTGCTGCTCGCAGTTCCGCCCATCACCCCCACGAAACGATTAACGCCGGCCACGAGCAAAGGTTTAGCCCCTGCTCCTGTGATGAGCGCGATACCAACGTGTGCACCGGTTGCCAGCTTGTCCCCAATGATCCCGGAACTTGCCATCATCGCGTGGGCGAACTCCGCGAGCCCCGCGCCGACCAGCGTGGCCAGAAATACAGTGACGAACACCTTCGCGCTGAACGCTGGTCCTTCCGACAGCTGGGGGGTGATGAATACTGTCGCGGCCATGACGCCAAAGAAAGACCATAGCAGCGACAGATACGTGATCCCGGTCCACGCCAGTATCGCAGCCGAGAAAGACGCCAGCGCTGTCTGCGCCGCCGAATTTGCAGGTTCAGGAGCCATAATCATCCTATCCAAATCACCGCCCGAGGAAGCGTGAGCACGAACGGCCCGTTGGTTGAGGCGCAGTCCTGCCCCAAATCCAACACCGCCAGAGCGCGGTTCCCCTTGCTTTTGTTATAAATCAGGGCATGACGCGCGCGGATTGTAGCGACTTTCCACGTCACATCGGTATCCCACCCCAGCTCTGCGCGCGCACCGTCGATCACAGCGTTATAGCCAGACAACGCCTGACCTCCCGCGGTGTATCCCTGCCCTTTCACTTCGGCCTCGCGCGTGTATTCTTCAGTGAATTGGTTGAGCGTCGCCTGCACTCCGTAGAGTGCGAGCATGTAGGCGTCCCCGGGTTGGTGAACACCCTTGACCATGTCCAGCTTGCAAGCCAGAGTCATGCCGTAGACGACAGCCACGATTAGTAGTCCCCGGTCCCGAACGAAAAGTAGAGCGCCGACGGGCCAGCGCCTGAACCGATTGCGGCCATGAACGCAGCGCCGCGCGGGAGCGCGAACACGTTCGGGGTGTTAGGTGCTATGGCAATACCGTTCGCCGGGGTGCCCGCCGACGGAATTACAACGGTTGGGGACTCCGCGCCGAAGCTGACAAAGAGCTGAACGCTCGTCTGGAACGTCACCAGCCGAACGTGCGTTGCTCCGACGGGGATGGCCACTGCGCCAGACGAGGCAGTGACCGACAGCATCTGTGAGTTTCCGGTTACTCCGAACATGATTTCTCCTTAATGTCGCATCGGGGTGAACTGGTCAGCGCCTTGCTGGCCATCTCCCGACACAGTGATCGCTGCGTTTGACCCGTCGGCTGTTACGCCGGTGGGTGCCGGCGGGTGGCCGGGATCGTTGATGACATGCGCTTGCTTGTCCTTGATAACCATCCCCAGCACTTCGCCGTTGGGGCCGCGCTGGATCTCGACCTCGTGGCTGGGTGCTGTGGCCATCGCCAGGTTGAAGGCCTGCTCCTGCGCCTTCGACGCCTGCGCGGCCGCGGCCGCATCTGCGACGCGCTTGCGAATGACTTCGGGAGGCGGAACGATCGAGTCGGTGTCCATATCGAGGTTCTTCGCCGCGACACGGAGGAGAGCCGCGATGGCTTCTTCGCCGACGATCTGCCCAACCAGCGGGTTCGACAGTGCCAGCTGCATGAACTCGTTGATGCGCTGCTGTTGCGTCTCCTTGATGATCAGATTGGACGCACCGCGCGCGATGAACTTGCAGTCGCCCTTCAGCGCCGGGTCGGTGCCGAACTTCATGTTGTAGAACCACAACCGGCCGATGAGCGGCTCGATGACGTGGCGGTCGATGTTACCGATCACCTGCTTGATCGCTTTGCCCGCGTTCTGCATCAGCATCGACATACCCGACGACGTGCGCAGCGCGCCGCCTTGCTGTTGCGCGTCCCCGGTCATGTAGCGCGGGACGCCGGTGTGCTCGTCGGCCAACCCCGAGAAGAAGTTGTAGATACCGATCAGTCGCTCAGCGACCATCTCGGGCATGAAGAAGTCGACTGCTTTCGACGTCGATCCATACGGGTCGCTCGTGAACTGGTGGATCTTCCACGGATACAGTTGCGTGATGTCTTCGCCCGGGGGAAGCCGGTCGACGTTGACCGCGACCTGTGGGCCGGATGCGATGCCCATGTTGTTGGCGATGGCGCGCGCGGCGGTGTTGCATTGCATCTGCGCGTCGCGGCATAGGTCGGCTACCGAGTTGCCCCAGAACGTCCCCGGGACCTCCTCGTAGCTCGCCTTGAAATACGGTTTGCGAGCAAGCGGGTCCGGATTGAGCACCGCCTTGATGCACCACTGCCCGATCAGCCACACCTCGCACGGATACTCTTTCAGCGGGTCGGGGACCGCCCTCTCGTCCATACCCCATTCAATCAGGTGCTTGCCCTGGACTGAGCCCCAATACTGCAGCGCGTCGATCAACCCGCCCGGGTTCACCCCCACGTTCGGGCGACCCTCAGCGTCCGCTTTCTGGCTGTCGATGGCGAGCCAGTTGTTCAGTCCATCGCGCCCATATTGGTCGAGGACCATGTCGATCGCTGCGGAGTTGTAACCCTCGACGCCCTTCAAGTCGTAGATCGACGCGCGCGACAAGCGATGCCGCTCAATCAGGTCGCCGTCGTCCACGCCGGCCGCATGCGGTGCCGGATACAACATGAGCGGATCCACCCGCTCCCATGTCGGAAGCAGCTGGTCGGATGCTACCGGAACGGAGTTACCGGTCGCGTCGGTGGTCCACACAAGCTGTTTACTGCGGCGGACAACCGGTCCCTTCAGGATCGCTGCGGGGAAAGTAGTGATGTCGTTGATGAATTCGTCAAGCGCTTCGGAGAAGTGACCCTCGGAGAGCTGGTCCTCCATCTTGTCTTCCATACGCTGCATGCGCTCGACCGCCTGCTGGCGCGCATCAGCCTGAACGCGGTCGTAGAGATACGCTGCGTCGCGGTCAATAAACTCGGGGCCGACTGGAAGACCGGTGAGCTGAGTAAACTGCGCTGCCTCCTGCACGGCTTGCGCCATCACCGACTGCTTGACCTGCGGAGGAAGCTCCGGGATTCTCGTCGGGTCGATGGTCCACGGTTTGTCCTTGCCAGCACCGATCATGACGTCCCGTATCCAGCTCGCCGCTGCGCGGCACTTGTTGCTGGTGAGCATCATGTAGATTTCGGAGCCACCGAACTTCCTGATCTCAGTCAGGATGTCGGGGTCATACTGCCCGCGCCGCTGCCGGATGGACTTCAGCATGCGTTCCTCGACCTGCGTCTTGGCCGCTTTAGCTGCCTCCCACTGCGTCTTGACGTGCGCTGCGAGACCCTGGATTACCGGTGCGTTATTCGCCGCCTCAGCTGAAGCGCGGCGCGCGTCGATCGACGCCTGCCCCTCCATTGAGAGAATCCCGCCGACGGAGCCGGGTCCGAGTGGCGCGCCCGGAGCTGACCCCAGCGATGTCATGCCCACCGACGTTGTGCCGCCGGGAGGGAGGGGAGACGCACCACGGATGATCTCGGTTGCCGCCGGCGGTGGAACCACCGGTCTGACCGCGTTGGTATTGAGAGGATCTGGAGTCGCCATAATGTCGCGCATCCTACCTGAAAGTCGTTACATTGCCCACTTCACCGGGGCCGGTTTGACAACGCGGCGCGGAGATGCGATGACACCGCCGGTTGCCCGCCCACCGTCATGGTGCAAGCACGCATACTGCAGCGCGTCTGCGTAGTCCGACCACGGGTGACTTTTCTCCGGCTTCTCATCGCGCTCGCCTTTCGTGTTGATCTTGTAGCGATACTTCGACCGCAACGCGGTAACGAGACTATGGCAGTTGCTGGCCTCTTTGTCGATGAGAATCGCAGGGAGCTTGCCTACCGTTCGCGTGAGGAACGACTCGACCGCGGCAACGCGCGCGGATATCGTGTTCGTCTTTGCCGGCCGGATCGTGAACCCTTCGGATTTGAAGATGTCGGCGACGCTGCGCTCGTCTGTTTGGACGCGGGTGAACGCGTTGGGGTCGATGATGATGATGCACTGCCGCCCGCGGTATTTGTTTGCGAGGAGGGGCTTGAGCCTCTCACGGATGAACCGCAGGGCTCCCATGCCGTCCTCATTGCCTGTGATTGCATCGAGGACGACGACGCGCCCGTCGTAGGTTTGCTGCGTGAGAACAGCGGTCGGGTTAAGACCCGCATCAACGCCGATAACCAGCGTGGTAGCGAAGGGGGTGATTGGGGTTTTTGAGCAGTGCAGATCGGCGTCGAAGCAACGGAAGACAGGAAGCCCTGAGAGAGACCGCCCGAATTTTGCGTGGATGTAGACATCAATCCAGTCCTGGGTTTTTCCTTCTGCGATGTTGGCATAGTAGTCGTCCTTCAGGTAGTGGGTCCAGTCGGCCTCCGGCGACAGCCCGGAGGGTTGGAAGAACACCGCCGCGTTATCCGGCGGGTTGGAGAGCAGCTGCTCCCAGAACGTGTCCGCGTCAGGCGGGTTGCTCATGCCCCACACCTTGTCGATCTTGTTGCCCGCCGCGTCCTTGCAGCCCACCCCGTTCATCGACAGGTCCGGGTAGCGGCCGATACGGGTCGTCATCTGGTTGAACACCTCGGGGTTAATCTCGCGGAACTCATCAAACACGGCGAAGGTCGCGTTTAACGACAGAAGACGCCGCACGTCGTTCGCCTCATCAAGGCCGCGGAACAGCACCTCGCACTCGACGTCGTCGAAGCGCAGCATGAACTTGAACTCCGTCTTGGCGAAGTCGCCCGCCGGCCCGTCCGGATACCACTTCAGGAAGTCGGGCATGGTGGTGTCGCGCAGTTGCTCGCGCGTGTTGCGCACCCAGATACACTTGCTGCGCCGGATGCCATCCCTGCATGGGACAATCCGCTGCGCCTCGTAGCTGATCTTGAGGATCCCCGCCGTGGTCTTGGTGGATCCCACGGGGCCAATGATCAGGTTGATGAACTTGTCCGAACGGAGAAATCCCTCAACTGACTTCGGCGGCGCGTAGACCAACTCGCTCATTTTTTACGCTTTGCTCGAGCGACGCGTTTCTTCGGCCAGAAGGTCAGCTGCAGCTTGCGGATCGGAAACGGCTCGTTCGCTTCCAGCGCCCACTTGATGAACGCGCGCTCCCGATAATTCGGCCGGCCGATCGTGAGGAGAATCGTCTCAGCCCTGCCGCGCCCATCATGTCTGCGCTGCCGGGTTGCCTTCGCCGTGTAGGTTGGCGTGACATATTCAGTCACGCGGCGAAGCGATTTGTTGTTGAGGATCGTGGTGAGCAGACGCGGTTTCATCGGGTTATTTCTCCTGTGGTGAAAGAATCGAAATCACTCGTGCGGTGTCCGTCGGCTTCAGATATGCCGGCCGCTCGCCGTCGAGAAACGCGTCGTCGGAACTCGCTTCAATCGTGACACCGGTGACGGCCTGCTGCGCGCCACTGAATACAAACTTGATCGAGAAGCCGGCACCCTGCGGAATGTGCGCTTCCTTCGGCTCGAGCCCGCCCATCTTCACTGCAGATTTGTAAATTTCAAGCCGCGCAGCGAACGGCGCGGGGTGATCAAGATTGGTGGCGAACTCAGCGAGCTGGTCGTGCAACACCATCGCCAGCGCCTGATTTTTCGCGCGAAACGATTCTTCAGTGCTCAGCTTTCGAATCTGTTCGTCAACCGACATTTCCACTCCGCGGCTTTTTGCGATTTTTTGCGACTTATAGCGCGAGAAGATGAAGCGGGTCAAGGGGATGGTGAATAGTTGACATGGGAGTAGGGTTACTTCCAGATATTCACCGCGACACATTCAATGACCTCCCACCGAAGATCTTCATCAGGAAGAGTCGGTTTGAGCGCGGCATCGAGCTTCGTCAAAAAGACGGGGTCTGGTCGGCTTGACAGGATGACAGGGTGACAGTTTTTGTTTTTCTGCTGTTCAGCATTTGTTGCCCACCGGCAGTTATCAGGCGAATAGTTCCCATCGGGATTGATACGGTCTAGAGAATAACCCGACCCGGGTTTGTCCCCCATGTCATAGACGAAGTTTAAAAACCCTTTCTGACGTCCTCGGCCTCCACCACCGCGCCACCGCTCACAGACTTCGACACCACGCCCGCCATAGTGTTTGAACGAAGCATTGTTGGCTCTGTAGCAGCGCGCGTGCATTCCTTTCCAAACTGAATAGAGCGGGTGACGTTCAATCGACGCCGCTGTATCCGCCATATGTTTACGGTGACACTCGCTGCAGATCGTTGAACGCTTTGTTTCATAAGCGGGGCGGGTAATCCAACGTGGTTTTTTGCATTCCGAGCAGGTGTAACAAACCTCCTGCTGCTTCCTTCCAGACGCGGTCTTGTAGCGAATTTCTGTAATCGTCGGCTTCATAGCGACCTCCGTTTAAAGTGCCCCATGATACCCCCCTTAAATCAAAAATACCAGGTTTTCTTTACGCGATACCTAAGCAGACCCACCCGCCTTCCTCCCGCTGCCCCATCCCACCCCATGCCCCCCCCCACCCCCCTCCCCCCGACCGCTCCCCCGCAGAGTATGGGGTGTCGGTGGGGCGCAGCGCATGGCGTCGCCATTCCCGTCACGCCGCCACGGGGCACAATTTGTGCCCCGTTCATTTACTCAATGGAGAATCAACATGAGCAAGCTCACAATGCAGTCACTTGGTCAATTCGTGTCGCGCAGCGACCGCACTACACATGCACAGAGTGCGCCGCTTCACGCGGCGTTCAAGAAAGCAAACGGCACACTACAGCGCGAGATGCGCGAGCAGTTCATTACCGGCTTCGTGGCGGACGATCTCGGCATCAGCGCTACAGCCGCGCTCAAGATCGTCGCGCAGTCACGCACTGACCGCAAAGCGGCCGCGCAGAAATCGTTCAATAACGCGCGCCGTCAGTTCGATCACCATGTGCGCCGTGGCATCGAGCTGAAGAATGTCGCAGGCAAACGCAAGGCTGGCAAACGCAAAGTCAGCGCGGACACCAAGGCACTCAACAAGATCATGGCGTCCGTCGTGGTCAGCTTCGCGTCGATCAAGAAAGCCACGCGCAAGCTGTCGCCGGCCAATGCCCGCAAGATCAACGCCAAGCTGGCAGCTCTGCTGCGCGAAGCGAAAGCGCTGGCCGAGTAATGGCAGGGGGGTTCGGGGCACAAATTGTGCCCCGTTTTTTACAACCTGTTGATTCAGCTCGAATAATCAATGACGATTTTTGCAAGTGATTGATTATCCTCGAATAATAAATTGGGGGTCGTCATTGATTATTCTCCCGCTTGTCGCAAGTGCTTGATAAGCGAGGAGAAAGAGGCATCAATAATAAATAATAAATATAATAAATGAAAAGAGAGAGAGATCCTTAGAAAAAGTGCCCTCGTGTAGGCCAAACGGGTGTTTCACCGTAACGCTTTCACAAAGTCACTCTCTTTTCTGGAAAACGCACTTTTTTTATTATTCTGCCTTGGAACCCGCATGGATAAACGATCTACGAATAATCAATACTTTTTTCGTGATTTATTATTCTGCTTATTCCCGTTTCATTGATTCTATTTATTATTCATTACACATCAGGAGGTTACACGAATAATCACAAACCGACTCATTGATTATCGTCGGGCACAAACTGTGCCCCATTAACTCACAGAGGAGATTCACATGAAGACCAAAAATAGTGGTGCTCAGCGCAAGATGCAGTCCAATGGTGTGCGCGTCATCCCCCAAACTGATGCCAGCCTGTCCAATCCCGCTGCCCCCACGCTTCAGCGCCGTTCCTTCTTCAGGGGGGGCACTCAGGTTGCGGTGCATCTGCGTGGCCGGCGTAAGCCCAACGCACTGGAGGCGGTGTTGATCCGTGACGGCGATGCGGTGCCGGTCCGTTACGTCAAGCGGCTAACCCCTGCCATGCGTCTGGCCGCGATCAACGCCATGCAGCATGAGGTCGAGAACATGCTCGCTGAAATGGAGTCGGTGCGTTACCACCAGCGGATGCAGACGCAATACGACTACGATGCCCCGATCGTGTTCCCCGTCCATGCCGGTAGCTTGGTGCACTGATGTTCAGTGCGAACGACGTCAAGATACCGGCCGAGCGCAACGCCCTTAATACCACGGTCAGCCTCAAGCTGGACACGATTGTCATGGTCCAGTTGTGGTTCGTCCGTGGTATCGACGACGGGGTGTATCCGGTCAAGCTGGCGGCAGAGGAGGCAGCTCGCCTTGCGTTCGGACCTGACAGCTATGGGCGCGTGTCATATAAGAGCTTCATCGCCGACGCACCGCCTGCACTCGCTGCTAAACAGGACTCATCACGCCACGCAGTGTAATCGGGGCACAATTTGTGCCCACGGTAGGCGCGATGCGCCTACCTCACAACTCTAAGGAGAGCAATACAATGCCGTTCAATTCAAGATTAGGTCGGTTTCTTGAACCGCCGGTAGACGAAAGCCCCGACAAATCGTATGTCACGTTGGAGCGGAACGTGTGCAGGGTATGCGGGCGACCGTTCGACACCGGCGCGCTGTTGATGGACCAGCGTCTGCGGAACCGGTTCGAAATGCACACCGTGACAGGGTGGGGCATGTGCCCGGATGACCAAAAGAAATACGACGAGGGCTATATCGCGTTGGTCGAGGCAAAGAACCCGCCCGTCGATGGCACGATCAAGCCGGAAGACGCAGATCGCACCGGCGTGGTCATCCATGTGCGTGAGTCCGCGTTCAAGAACATCTTCTCTAACCTCCAGTCGCGCAACAAAGATGGCGTCATGCTGCCGATGGCGTTCATCGACCACGGCGTAGTGGAGAAGCTGATGGAGATACACGACCGTTGCGAAGCCTCAACTGAGGCAGAGAATCACGACGAGGCAGAGAAACAGGGCGGGCAATGCACTGTCTACAAAGACCCGCGTCTGGCCGAGCCGCCGCAGCAGTAGCACCCTTGTAGTAGCAGCACCATTCATTCACTCTAAGGAGAGTAACACCATGAGCAAGAAATCGTTGGCAGGTGCAGTGAAGAAGCCGAGCCCGAAAACGTCGCGCAAGATGATCGACAAATTCATGGAGGCCAACCCGAAATACATAGCCAAGAGCATCGGCGCGAGCAGGGCTGAGTGTCGGAGCGCGAAGTATGCGCCGCGTGTCGGGCGCATGAGCAAGAAAGGGCCAGGACGCGCTCGGCGCATGAACCACTCCACCGTCGCTATTACCGGAGTGAAATGATGAGAAGTTGCATTTACAAATACCTGATGCCCGACCCGGGCAGAGCCGACTCGGTATATATGCCAGTGGGCGCGGAGATCCTCGACGTGCAGATGCAGAACGGTAACATCGAGGCGTGGGCGTTAGTCGACGCCGATCAATACATGAACAAAGAGCGCACGTTCTTCACCGTCGGCGCGGGGCAGTTGTTCCCGTATGACAATGTCCCCATCGAGCACCTCGGCACGGTGCAGAACAACGGGAAGGTGTGGCATGTGTTCGAGGTGATGAAACCATGACTATCTGCTCGGTTGAGAAAGGTGGGCGGGAGTGGACGCGTGACGACTTGGCTGCGTTCAAGCGATTCATCGCCGCGGCGAAACGCTACAAGGTGAGCGGCTTCTACTTCTCCGGCACCAGCTACACGATCGACTATGCGGAGAATCTTGCCGATTACATTGAATGGCGGTTCAAGAATACGTGCTCCCCGATGACCGAGGAGGAGAAGGTGCGTGTGGCGCAGGCCGACCCTGTCGCTGTGTTGCGCGGGCTTCTCTACCCCGACGGTCCGTTCGGTGAAGTGGCGTCAAGCATCAGCGGCGAGGACGTAAAGATACTCGTCACTATCTTCGATCGCTTCGAGAGCATAGCGGATATGGTCGTGCACCATGTCGTCGTGCCGCGGCACGCACCCAACGGTGCCTTGGCGGAGCTGCCTACGATATTCGCCTGCGACTACCAGCATCCGGAGCCGTCATGTCGTGACGCGGCGTGTCACATCCGGACAAACAGGATGCACTCCCTCAACGGGCTGCGGGAGAACATGGAGGTGTGGGCGAACAAGGAAGGCATCACGATGCCCCATTCGGTGAGGACGATG